TCGTTTCTTTTCATCGTTTAATGCTCGAGAATGGTATAATCCATCTTCGCCTTTTGAGAGAGTATCGTAAATCATTTTGTATATTGTATTGGTCTCAATTCTTTAACCCAATAAATGGTATCATTGCTGATTTTTCGAGGATTGGTTTTGGTACCCATTTATCTCTATTTGGTTTAAATCCATAGAGTGTTTCTTCCATTTTAATATTTTTTGGTAAATTTAGACTCGTCGTACTGTTTGGCCTGAAATCATATTCATTTTTTATGTATGAATGAGTTGTATTGGGTTTCCATGTAAGTGAGTTTGTGTTAAAACGACTTGCACCACTTGACTGTTTAAATCCTGGTATATTTAGTGTATTTACCGATGAATCCAAACCATATACGATTTGTTTTGTTAATTTATCCCTAGATGGTTTTGAAGTATACCTAACGTATTTAGAAGGATCAACACGTTTGGCTTTTTGTATATTTACACTCTTAACGTATGTAACTTTCTTTGCTGGTGTTTTAGATGTCTTATGTACCATTTTTAATATATTTTCCATCGGTTCTGATGCTTTGATTGGTTTTTTAGTTATAATACGGGCTAATTTTACCATACGTTGACGATCCTTTTCTTTCTTCTCTGGACGTAACCCGAGTTTTTGCATAAGGTATATATCATCAATTAAAAATGTCTTACCCGCGACGTATATCTTAGTATTAATAACCGTTTTGTTTGTAGTTTGATTACGGTAAGAGACACCCCTTTTACGTGTTTGAATAACTTCATACCCAAATTCATTTGGACGCATAAATGCAATATCTAAAATACCACCGAGATTCACGGGTATGATACGCTTTTTCTCGGGTGAATACCATCGAACTTTTAAATCGAGTGTAAATAATTCAACATCAATAAATACGTTACGTTTTGATGGTTTATTGTTTTTACCACCTTTTAGTTTCTTTATCAAACTGTATCGACGCGTCACATAAGGACCAGACTCACCAAACCGTAACCCGATAAATTTACCGATTTTACTCTTTTTCGATAAAATACGATCACGAACGCGAATATTGATCTTCTTTGATATTTCACCGAGTCTATTCCATAGAAGAAGTTTGACGGCTTGGAGTTTACCAAAATACTTTTCATCTGGTTTCATACGAGGTGCAAATTTGGTATCTATATCACTCGTAATGACCTTATCGTTACGGTCCATATATACATTAAACGCTTCACCGCCACTAATGATAATATCACCCATTGGTTTTAAAAAAACCGTAAGTTCACTTATGACTTCGTATATAATATCACGTATCGAATCAGTAACAACAACGTAGGCCATTTTTTCAAATGACTCTTTTGAATACATACGGTTTACACGATTTCTAAATTTTTTTAGTTCATCCTGTTCGTAATATTTCTTTAAAACTGGGTCGCCAAAAAATAAATTTTTATTCATGAATTTCGAAACCGTAGTTTCCGAGTAAATATTCTCGTCCATTATTATATTACCTATATAATAAATATGGAGTGTGAAGATACATGTCGATGTTATGCTGATTACGATACACCATATCCACACAATGAGCAAACGTGTGGTACTCGTAAAAAAGGGTACATAATTCCGTGTAAAACAAAATGTTGTGCTGGTGGATGTCCAGCCCCAGATAATGATTTATACCCCAGACAACCGTATGGATTTGGGTATCTATATCCTTTGCGTCTAGATAATCTTTTTAAATTTATGGCATTAGCGGTAATTATTCTACTTGTTCTCAGTACATATATGTCGTTCCAAAAATAGACTTAAAGATTGATGGCATAAGTAATATATAAAATGTCTATTGAATCCGTACTCGAAGAAATCACTGCTCTCAGAAACGATATCAAAACGCTCTCTAAAATCGTCAGAAAGGTTAAGGCGAAACAAGACGACCCGAACGGGGAAAAGGCTGCGAAGCGTGCCGAAAACAACGGGTTCAACCGCAAGCAAGTCATCTCCGAAAAGCTTCGTGCATTTTTGGAATTACCAGAAGGTGAATTGGTCTCTAGAAGTACCGTCACGCGCGCCATTAACAAGTACGTCAACGACAAGGGCTTGAAGCACCCGGATAACGGTCGTGTATTGGTTCTTGACGACAAGTTACGCAATTTGCTCGAACCACCGGCTGACACCCAAGTCACGTTTTTGAACTTGCAAAAGTACTTGAGTCCGCATTACAGCAAGCCAGTCGAAACGGCTTAAAAAATACATACATACTATAAATAAACCATGTTAATTGACAGGCAATCTGTAGAATTACTTGTTGGTACAAAAATAACTAAATTAGATTTGTACCAAAAAGCTTTTAGACATAAATCCATACTCAAGGAAGATGAATCTTTAGACGGATCATTTGAAACTCTCGAATTTATTGGGGATTCTGTATTGGGTTTTGTTATTACAAAATTTTTATTCGATCGATATGAAAATAGACAAGAGGGGTTCTTGACTAAAGCACGTACGAAACTCGTGAGAGGTGAAACGTTAGCTGATATAGCCACTAAACTTGGTTTATATAATTGGGTTCAAATGGATGAAAAGGGTATGCGTAATGAATGGTTCAAGAACCCTAAAATTCTTGAAGACGTTTTTGAAGCACTTGTGGGTGCCATATACATGGATCTCGGTTTGTTACATGCAAAACAGTTTATCTTAAATATATACACAAACCCTGAATACGTTAATATGAATTCGATTATGGTAGACGACAATTTCAAGGATCATCTCATGCGACATTGTCAAACCAATAATCTTTCATTACCCGAATACCGTGTATTAAACCATGAAAACGGTATTTTTTATATCGACGTCTATGTCGATAATGTATTTTTGGGTCGTGGACACGCTAAAAATAAAAAACAAGCGGAACAGCACGCTGCAAAACGGTTTTTCTACCCACCACCACCTCCACCCGGCCCTCCTCCGATGAAACCATACTTAAACAATAGACCCTTTTAAATTGTATAATTATGAGAAAATATTTATACATTGCGAGTGGTCTTATAAGTACGATACTAGTACTAAAATTATTGTTTAGAAAACCACCAGCGTCACCAGATTATTCCGATTTACCACCACTCGAAGACCCCGATGAGTCTTCATCCGGAGAATACATTACAGTTAAAAGAACACTTACATCACGTGCTAACACATACCAAAAAGACGAAGTTCTTAAACGACCTAAGTTATCACATATGTTAAAAGATGATCTTATTGAAGAATGTACACGACGGAATATTGCAGTTATAGGAACTGTACGTGTTTTACGTGAACGTTTACGTCTCGCACGAGAAGAGGAAAAACAGGCTTAAAAGTGTTATAGTATAAATATTTAACATGCATCCAAATGTACAGAAGTGGTTAGATTTCGAATATGCACCACAAAAATCACAAGAATGGTTAGATCTTAGAATGGGTATGCTCACTGCTTCGGATGCTGCTTCGGCTATAGGGGTAAATAAATATGAAACACCACACCAACTTCTTTTAAAAAAATGTGGTAAAGGTGAACCATTTTTTGGTAATGAGGCAACTCGACACGGTGAGAAGTACGAAGACGAGGCACGTATTTTATATGAACAACGACACGGGGAAGTTGTACATGAATTAGGTTTATGCCCACACCCAAAATACCCATTTTTAGGTGGATCTCCCGATGGTGTTTCTGAATCAGGTAAACTTGTAGAAATTAAGTGTCCCATGATGCGTGCCATAGATGATAGTGTTCCCGAACACTATATGCCACAGTTACAATTGTGTATGGATATTTTAGATTTGGAAGAAGCAGACTTCATACAATATAAACCGGCCGAAACAAATTGGCCAAAACCAGAAGAATTTATAGTGACAAGGGTGAAACGTGACCGAGAATGGTTTGCCACAAATTTACCTATTATGGAGGACTTTTGGCAGAAGGTATTATATCATAGAGAATATGGTATAGATGATCCACCACCAAAAAAGACACGTAAGAAAAAGGAACTTGTCAGACCAGATTGTCCAATATCTACAGATACAGATGACGATTATATTGATGAGGGATAAAGATTGTTGGTGTATATTATATAAGTTGAATGAAACTGAATCGCGTTACACGTGTATCATATATAATAGGAAAACGAACTATAAAACTAAGAACAAATAAATTTCGAACGGCATCAACGAGGTTTATACCATACTGTGTTGATCTTGTAAACTCGCACGATTTTAGTGTACAACACATTGAATATTATTTAGACACTATAGCAAAAGCTGAAGCTATAACACTTGCAGTACAAATTGCCACTATTGTATATAACACTAAAGGTAAAAAAATTTAATAAAAGTCCCAATACATTCTCAAGAATATTTAATATTATACTCTTTAAAATGATATATAAAACATATAGTATATAAATAAAATCTTTGTCAATAAAAGTGATTAGTAAAAAGAAAAATTATATTTGAAATCGAACATCCTTCTCGAGGAGATACCTTGTATATATTAAAAAAAAGTTTTTAATGGTAATCACAAAAAGTGACAAAGATTTTATTTTTTTACTGTATCTTCTGTGTATAAAAAAATAAGTAAAAATATATTAATATTAATATTAATATTCAAAATCTTTGTCAATAAAAGTGATTAGTAAAAAGAAAAATTATATTTGAAATCGAACATCCTTCTCGAGGAGATACCTTGTATATATTAAAAAAAAGTTTTTATTGGTAATCACTTTTATTGACAAAGATTTTTTCTTATTCTATAATATATGAATACCGTCTTTATTTTAGAAAATGAAAATTTAGGTACGTGGTACGTAGGTAAAATTCATATAAAAATGGGTAAGGATGGATTTCCTATACATAGAACAGTTACACAAGACCAATTAAATGATAATTTATACAAAAAATATAATGAATACGAAAATCCATATATAAATCTTATTTTCTTGAATGAAATATATCATACGTGTCACGGTATAGAACGATGGTTGACTCTATTAGATTACAAAATCAAGCGCGACCCGGAAAAATACGAAGAAATTAAAAAACTTTTAACTGCTGGGTGGAGTGTAAATGATACATTAGGATATTCGAGTATATATGTTTTAAATATACCCGAAGACGATACACCCAGAATATACGAAAACCTTAAAAAAAATTGGGGAAGTCAAAGTAATTACAATTTAACAACGTGTCTAAATGTTAACTCTCGTACACGTCATGAACGTTATATAAAAAATAAACAAAACCCCAAATTTTTGTTCGAACAAGCTCTAAAATATATAGTCTATAGAATGAACAAAGGGTACACCCCCAAAAAATCAACACTTATTAAATATAACCTAAGTTAACACAAACCAATCACAAAAATAGATTATAAAATGGAGGAACAATATACACGCGCCGTGTCCTTACTCAATGGTCAACTGTACCAACACCAAAAAAAGGGTGTATCATGGCTACTCTCTATGGAAAATCTAGACCGAGGGCCAAAAGGTGGATTCCTCTGTGACGAGATGGGTTTAGGAAAATCGATACAGATCATTTCGACAATACTCGGAAACGTAAAAAAGAATACACTCATCGTCGTACCAAAATCTATAGTCACACAATGGGAGAAGGAAATTGCGAAATTTGCACCTTCCCTAAACGTGTTTATATATGATGGTCATGATAGAACACAAGACCCGGATGACCTACTCAAATCGGATGTTGTTGTAGCCCCATACTCACTCCTTACGGAAAAAGCCATGATGTTACATAGGGTAAGGTGGGGGCGGATCGTTTTAGATGAAGGTCACGAAATTCGTAACCCGAGTTCGTCTAAGTTTAAAGCCGCGTGTAAACTCCACGCCGATCTTAGATGGATTTTATCGGGAACACCCGTGTTCAATTCAATGAAAGATTTCGTGACTTTGTGTACATTCATTGGTGTTGATCGAAAGCTCGTACAAGGTATGACGACCAAAGTGAAAAACCTCTATTTATTACGTCGAACCAAGGAAGATAATCCCATGCTTGAAATACCCGAGTGTAAATTCGAAAACGTTGAACTCGAAATGTATCCGGAAGAACGCGAATTATACAAATGTGCGTTTATTGAATCACAAGAGATGATCAAAGACATTTTCAGAACGGCTGTAAATGTGAATATGCATAACATGGAAATCTTTGAGTGTTTGTTACGTGCGCGCCAAAGTATGATTTACCCACAAATGTACATAAATGGTATTGCAAAGAAACGCGATGAAATACCCGAGTTTTGGGAAGGTCGTTCTAAGAAAATGGAAACGTTGTTTAAACTCATTTCGGAACACCCGGATGAAAAAACACTCGTGTTTTGTCAATTCAAACAGGAAATGGACTATATACGCGAAAACCTGACATGTCCAGTGTTTCGAATTGATGGGTCGGTTTCTAAAGAGGATAGAGAAAAGCAACTGAAACTCTTCAATGAAGCACCACAAAATAGTGTATTTCTTATACAGGTAAAAGCGGGTGGACAGGGTTTGAATATTCAGTGTGCGTCACGTATATATTTTACTGCACCGTGTTGGAATCCGGCAACAGAGTTACAAGCTATTGGGCGTGCACATCGATCAGGTCAGAAACGAAAGGTATACGTAAAGAAACTTGTTTATGGTGATACACCAGGGTATCCATCTGTCGAACAGGCTATGATTGCTTTACAAGGGCACAAATCTCTTTTATCAGCCGAAGTTTTAAGAGATGATCGATTAAAAAATCAAATACCAACTGGTAATAAAACCAGTGATACGATATCAATTTCAGCAATTCGAAATATTTTCCGTGCGTAATGTAATATGAAAGGTTGCACTGTATCTGACCAATCTATATTTGATATAGATATCAAAGGGTGTCAACCTGTGAGTGAAGATCAGTGTAAATCTGGTTTCAAAGTTTTATCTAACGATATAAATACACCAAAAAATGCATTAGATCAATGTTGTAAATGTAAGTCGGGTACCCCGTGTGATTACTGTTTAAATTCTAAAAACTGTACAGATAAGGAAAAACTAAAATATGTTTCGGAATTATCGAATTGTTATTCGGATTTAACAGATGATACACCATCGGATGTTGATAGTAACGATAACGATGTTGATGATATAAAGGAAGAAAGAAGTGATTTTGAAGAAGATGTATACGAAACATTAAAAGATGGTGAAGAATTAGACGATGGTGTTAAAGATGAAGATGAAGATGAAGAAAGTGGGGTTTCACTCATGTTAATATTATTGATTATACTATTACTTATATTACTTGGT